TTGACTTAAACGCAATCGCTCTCTTTCGGCTTTTAGCCGCTCTCCGATACTGGTATTCATAAAAAAACCTCAAAAACTATTTACAGGTATTCAAACGGGTGCTATGCTTAAGCCGTATTCAGCATTTAACAGCCAACAGGGGGCGATTATGACACCGCAAGAAGCTAAACAAAAATTGATTGAATCCGGCGTGACGGCTGCCGAGTACGCACGTCAGCACGGTTTCAAGTACACCCAAGTCGTTGCCGTCTTAAACGGCACCAATAAAGGCCGCTATGGCGAGGCTCACCGGATTGCAGTAGCGCTCGGGCTGAAACAAGGAGAAGCGGCATGATTACCGACGCCATGATTCGAGAGCAGGGCATTGATATTGGGATCAGGCTGATGCCCGTTGCAAATCCAAAACCAATTTCAGGATTGAAAGAATTGTCCAGAGTTTTAGTGGAAGAAAGCGCGGTTGAGCAATTCAACAGAGCCATGACTAATTGGTTTCATGGGTTGATGCGGGAGTTAGGTCAATGAGTGTCTTTCCGGTTGAGTTGAATATAGGCGACGAACTTCCGTCAGTTCGCACATTTATTGACGGCGAGCTATTAAATATTGATGTTGACCAGCAAGCCATTACGCCAATAACTAAAACGCCCGACGCCGGTGATTCTGGCACTCAGCGCGAAATCGCCCAGGTCCAGCTATCGGAGTGGATTGGACAGCGTAAATTTTCGGCAGCTCTTCAAAAATTACTGACGGTCAGTGATTTAGTGGAATTGCAAAAAGTAAAAGAAACGAAAGCTTACAAGGGTTTGGTAGTTGTAATCGATGGAAAACTACAGACGGTCAGTAGTTTTAAGCAGCTCTGTGACTCCATTGGGGTCTCTGAGCAGCATGTTAGTGAACAACTATTAAACCTGAAGACCTTTGGTCCAGAATTTGTCGAGTATTCGGATAAATACCTGGGGTTTCGCGATGTCCGTGCGTTGCGCAAGTTACCAGACGACGAACGTACCGCATTGATCGAGGTAGCTAAGTCCGGCGATAAAGATCAATTGTTAGATTTGGCCGAGTCGTTGATAGTCAAACATGCCAATGAAAAGCAATCGCTGCAAACCGCCTTGGCTGAACAATCTTTGCGCCTTGAAGATATGGAAAACGCCGAGTCCAAACAGGTCAAAGTCCTGAAAGCAGACCTGGAAGCCGAGCAAGCCAAGGTCGCTAGGCTACAAAGCAATGACCACCGCGTCTACAGCTTCGACCTGCAAACCCACTTGGTGCGTGAGGAGTGCCTAGCGCATCAAGCGGAAGCCGAACTGGCTTTAAACAGCCTGCGACAGCTGTTTGAAGACTGTGTAAACGACGATAACAAAGTCGAGCGCGATCTGCGCATCGAACAAGTGTGGGTCACGCTGCACGTCACGGCGGCTCGGGCGATGGATGCCTTGGCCTTTCTACGCGGCTTTGGCCTGGAAGGCATGCCGGATTCTATCGGCCATAAGCATTGGTTGACTGATGACGAGGCGCTGCGCTGGCTGGACGATTACGAGCGGGTTGAGTACAAGCATATCAAGGCCAAGATAGAGCGCCACGACAAGCGCGAAGCTGCCAAGCCCAAAGGCCCAGGCCGCCCCCGCAAGGACAAATAAGGGGCATGCGTCATGAGAACCAACCCACTCGTACAACGGATGGACAGCAATAGCCCCGCCGTGCGCACCACTGCCCAGGTTATCGCGCTACGTCAGCGCGACCCCTGGAAAGAGGCCAGCGAGAAGCAGCGCGATGTGGCGCGGGCGCGGATGGTGATTGTGGAAAAGCTGATGGATATGGAGCGCAACGGCTTTAGCGCCAACAAGGCGGTGGAAACCCTGCTGTGTTACGCGGAGGTGGGCAATCTGCATAACCATTTGGTGTGGGCCATGCAAACAGCCGCGAAAGCCGGGCGAGCGTTCCCCAGCCGCAGCGCAATCTTCGAATGGCTAAAGGTCGTTAAAGACGGCGGCGGTAGAGTCGATCTGTTGGAAGCGCACAAGGGCAAAGTGGTGAAAGAGCAACCCGCGTGGTGGGGCCCTGCGCTGGAGTATTACAACCAGCCCAGCAACCCGGAATACTCCGTCGTGTGGCGACAGCTGGCCGAGGTGGAAGGTTTTGCCTGCACTTACGACCAAGTCAAAAACTACTTGAAAAGCGTACCGGCCATGCTGGGCCGCCATAGCCCGGCACGGATTGGCCGCAAGCTGTATCGGCTTACCGAAAAGGCCTACATCCGCCGCTGTACTGAGCGGTCCTTGCCGGGTGACGTGTATGTGGCCGACGGTTACATGGCTGACATTTATCTCGTCAACCCCATCGACGGCAAGTTTCCCTGGCGTCCGGAGCTGACGGTGGCCATGGACATGCGCAGCCGCTTTATCGTGGGTTGGCGGGCCGATGAGCACGAAGGCACCACGGCCGTACAGAACTTGTGGGCAGAAACCTTCGCCCGCTGGAACCACGTGCCGCTGTTTCTGTACGTGGATAACGGCTCCGGCCATAAGAACAAGCTGATGAGCGACGAGATGACCGGCTTTTATGCCCGCCATAACATCGAGGTGATTCACGCCATACCCGGCAACCCGCACGGTAAAGGCTGGATCGAGCGATTTTTCGTTGAGGTGAAGCGCGACTTTTTGAAAGCCTGGCGCCCCGCCTTTTACTGCGGCGATGACATGTGCGACGAGGCCCGCGCGGAAACCATCAAGGCCGTTAAGGCCGGCCAGTTGCAAGCGCCCACCTTGCTGGAGTTTGCCGACGCGTTTAACGCTTGGATAGACCGCTACGTGCAACGCCAGCATCCGGAGAACAAGCATGTCACGCGGCAGCAGGTTTGGGGCGAACTATCGCCGCTGCCGCCGCATGCCGATTTGCTGGAGATGAAGCGGCAAGCGGTGGTGCTGACCGTCAAGCGGGCCAGCATTACCCACAACAAACGCCAGTATGGCCATCCGGACCTGCATGCCTACAACCACATGCCGGTGGTGCTGGAGTACGACTTGATGGACAACCGTGTGGCAGTGATCCGCACCCAAGACGGTCGCTGGATCTGCGATGCGCATTTGATCAACGCCATAGATGCCATCGACAAGAGCCGCTCGGAAGAACGCCGCGACAAACGGGTGGAAGACCAGCGCAAACGCTTGCAGCGCAAGGTGGACGAACTCAACGCCCGCGCTGGCCTGGTGATAGACGCCGATGCCGTCGCCAGCGATGCACAAACCCTGTTGGACCAAACCCCGGCGCTGCCGGAACCCGAGATTGAGATTGATATTTTTACATTTGAGTGAGGTAAGCACATGAGCACAAGAGAAGAAGTTTACGTAGCGATAAACGAAGAGCGCGATTACCAGGATATGAAGTGGGGGGCTATCGATGAGCATTCACATGAAGTGGGTTCATGGTTAACGATCATGCGTTATTTGTTAGGAAAAGCCGAAAGCGCTTATACAACGGCGCACGGCGATAGTGCCTCGCTGGATGAAATACGTCAGCTGGTAGCCGTTGGTGTGGCATGCATGGAACAGCATGGACCAATAAAGCGAGAAAAAATTGATTTAGTCGCAATGAGAGGCTCTTTATGAGCACCTACCCCGAACACTACACCCCGGAAGACATCCGGCAGGTCGAGCAAATCAAGGCCTGGATGGCCGAGCGCAATTACAAGCAGGCCGCATTGGCCCGCCTGGCCCGCGTGTCGTCCAGCTCGCTGTCGCAAATCCTGGGCGGCACCTACGCCACCGCGCCCGGCAAGCTGCTGGTTAACGTCGCCAACGCCATGAAACACGCCGACGACACCGCTAGCGATACCGTCGCCGCCGTGGAAACCAGCGTGTTCCGTGTGGCTAATACCGCCTTCCAGATGGCCCGCCGCTACCGCAACTTTGCGGTGGTATCGGCCTTTGTCGGCACCGGCAAAACCTTTGCCGCCAAGCATTACCAACGCACCACGCCCAACACGTACTTGATTGAGGCCACGCCCACTATGACCGTGCAAAGCCTGATCAAGCTGCTGGCCCGCACGGTGGCCGGCTTTGACGGCAAAGGCAGCATAGACGACAAGTTTCGCGCCATCGTCGATAGCCTGGTCAACACCGACAGCTTGTTGATTGTGGATGAGGCCGACACCTTAACCCCGCATGTATTGCACACCCTGCGCCGGCTGCGCGACCTGGCTAATGTCGGCATCGTGCTGTGCGGTACCGAGCATCTGACCGGCCTGATTCGGCCCGCCCACGGCCAATTCGACCAAATCCGCAGCCGCGCCGGCTTTTGGCCGGAAACGATACGCGGCATCACCGCCGACGATGCCGCCGCCCTGGTCCAGGCCGCGTTTGGCGACGAGGACATCAGCGACGAGGTAATCGCCCGGTTGTTTGCTTACTGCAAAGGCTCGGCGCGGATGCTGATCGAGGGCCTGGTAGCCGCCATCACTCAATTCCGCAACGGCCGCGAGCTGAACGTACAGCTGGTGGATGCGGTGGCTAAACAGGCGTTATGCCTGCAATCGGTGGCGTAGGGGGCTGTGATGCGTAGAGAAATGATGATGGAAAAAGCCAAGCCATTAAAGAGGGCTGTGAGGATTAAGGGGCATTCAAGCCGCGTGTTTTTTTACGACGAATTTCACCAACGGCGCGCGATGGAACATAGCTATCACGCATTTGGTTGGCGAATTTTGGCCGATAGCGAGGTGGCACTATGAGCATCTGCATCATCACCATCCGCGACACCGACACCGGCGTGGATATTCAGTCGGTTGAGGTCGCCGATCCGTCCGGGGACCTGGACACGCCGGCCATCGTGCTGGGCGCGGCCATGGTCAACAACGCCCAGCGTTACCTGGAGCGCCGCGCAGCGGCGATATCGCCTTATCAATCGCACACCCAGCATTAGGAGCAGACCATGACCGAGTTTATCCCTAAACGCCGCATCTCCGACGATGTGAGCAACAACATTTTGATGGCGTATCACCAACGCCGGCAGACCGACGGCAAAAACCAAACGGCGCCGCTGAACAGAATCATTGACGCGCAAAACAAAGAGATGCTGGAACTGGAGCACCAGTTATTCACCGCCCGCGCCACCGCCGTCATATCACTACTAACGACAGCCGTCATCCTGTACCAATGGCTAATGGCCCCCGCGCTGGAGGCCCTGTAATGTCTAACGCCTGCGTCATCCCTTGCCCGTATTGCGCCAAGGACATAGACATCATCCAGGGAATGGAAGTGCTAGCCGGTCAACAATGGACCGCGCTCCTAAAACCCCTCCCTAACAGTGTGATCGGTGCCTTGCTGCGCTATCTGGAGCTGTTTAAACCGCTCAAGCAAGAACTGCGCTGGTCGCGTCGGCTGGTATTGACTCAAGAGATCGTGCCGATGATGACTGCCGCGCAGGTCAAGCGCAACGGCATTGTTTACGCTGCTCCGCTGCCCGTGTGGGAAGCGGAGATGATGAAGCTGGTCGTCAACCGTCCCGAATCGTTAGTGCTGCCGCTGAAAAGCAACGGCTATCTGCTGAGCATGATTGCCGGTCGAGGTGAGCGCGCAGCGGCCAAGCTGGAGCAAGACAAGATCGAGCAGCAACGCAACCGCAGTAATGTCGGCGGCGCGCCGATATCGGTGGCGGCGTTGGCCGAGCAGGCGCAGAAGAAAACCAAGAGCAAACCGCCGGCCGGTTGGAAAGGCGCTGTTCCAGTACAGGACAGCTCGTAGGGTGGGTTAGCGCTAGCGTAACCCACCAGACAACCTACGAAATGACAAGGAAACATCATGGCAACTAAACGACAAAAAGCCCCGGCACTGGCCTACGCCTGCCAAACCAAAGAAGACACCCAGTCTGCAATCTGCGAACTGGGCCTGGTGCAACGCGAGTTAACCCGCGTGGAAACCGAGATCAACGACGAAATCGCCGCCATCACCGATAGCCGCAAGGTACAGATCGAGGCGCTAAAAATGCGCTCTGAAGCGCTGTTGAAAGGCATTCAAACCTGGTGTGAAGCAAACCGCTCGGACCTATGCAAGAACGGCGCAAAAACCGCCAACCTGATCACCGGCGAAGTCAGCTGGCGGTTGCGTCCGCCCAGCGTGTCGATTCGGGCGGTGGATAAAGTGTTGGAAACGCTGAAAGTGCTGAAGCTGGACCGGTTCGTTCGCACCAAGGAAGAGCCCAACAAAGACGCGATGTTAGCCGAACCTAAGGCAGTATCCGGCATCGCTGGTATCACCATCGTTAAGGGCGTGGAAGATTTCGCCGTCACGCCGTTTGAGCAGGAGGTGGTGTGATGACGAGCTTAGAACGGGCTGGCTTGCAAAGCCGTATACAGATGCTGCGGGAGTGCGCCACACTGTTGCGCAATGCCGCCAACCATGCCGACAGCCGCGCCGCGTATAACGAGGACATGGCCGCCGCTGCCAACGCCGACAACGAAGCGGACGAGTTAGCGGCGCAATTGCAGGACGCGCAGCCGTGAGCGACTTGGTCAAACACTTCCTCAAACAGGTCGGCATCGCTAAAAGCTGGGCAGAAAAGACGCTGCCCGGTTGGGATGACGACATGCATCGCGCACTGTTGCAGCGCCACGGTGCGACCATGATCGAGGGCCGTATATCTGCCAAGAGCATGAACGTGCCGCAGCTGGCTAAAGCGTTGGACGATTATGCCGCCCGTGGTTGGCCGCGCCGTAAGGAGTGGGCCGGCACCAAAACAGCCTCGCCTAAAACCGTGTCGCCGCAGATCGGCCACATCGTCAAGCTGTGGGGCAAGCTGGGCCAGGCTGGCAAAGTCAGCAACGCCAGACGCCAGGCGCTGCTGGCCTTTTGTGCCCGGCAAACCGCGCACAACGTGCCGGACCTGGATAGCCTGACCACCGAGGAAGGTCAGGCCATTATCGAAGCCATGAAAGGCTGGCTGGGGCGCTAAGGCAAGGCTATGGACTTCCCGGACGTCGACCAATCGCTATTAGCCACACTGCCGCCCGTGCTACGGGCGATAGTGCAGGCGCTGGGCTATGCCCGCGCTAGCGATTGGTTGCGTCTGCACGGTGGGGTGAACATCAACCTACCGCAGCACTACACCCAGGCGCTGGGCTTGTCTGACGAAGAGCTTAAACGCATGCGCGTCACGTTAGCGCCGCACCTGGATAGCAATGGCCGGTTTTATTGCCCCAAGATCGACAAGCTGTGGATTAAGCACCGCAACGCCGCGATTGTCGCTAACGCGGATTGGCAAAGCGGCTCCAAACAGGCCCGTGCGTATCTGTTATCGATCCGGCAAATATCCAATATCCGCCGCCAGGCCGAGAGCGACGATATACAAGTGGATTTATTTAAAAGCCCCTAGGGGGCACGGCTCCAGCGGGCGGTGAGCTAACTCAAAAAACACCCGCAGTCGACCCGGATTTCCTTACCTCCGTCCGGCGAATCGGCCGATTGGCCCCATGTTACGTGGCTTTGTTTTATTAACGGAGATCTATGATGATTCATCACCTAAAAACCTTTCCCGCATTTTTTGAAGCAACCGCGCGCCATGAAAAGCTCTTTGAAATACGCAATAATCGCGACAGAGGCTTTCAGAAAGGGGACGCCGTGATACTTTACGAATATGATCAAATCAACGATAGAGTGACAGGCCGGGAAATCATGGCCAAAATCACCTACGTCCTGAATTTTGCGCAGAAGCCGGATTGGGTGGTGTTTGGGATTTCGATAATCGACAACCCGGCTAATTGAAATACAGCCCCTCTAAGCCCCAATACACCCAATCCCGCCACCGTTTCCATCCCAAAAGTCTTTAAACGTTTCTACGGGTTTTTAAACGGGTTTTGAACGCGGTTCCGTTTGCGTTATCAGACGGTATCGCATCGAATACTAACACCGTCCCCCTGGAAACATTTCCAGCCTCGTTTCCACTCGCCCAAATCCGGATACTGGCCGCAACTGAATTGTTGAGGTCGTCATGTCCAAGCCCGCCGTCAAACTTGCATCGCTTGCCTTCGAAATCGCCGCCGATGGTGCTGTGCCCGGCGAAGCGCATTTATTGCCGGTCGGTCCTTTCCGTGCCGCCGATGGCAGGCCGGAAGATTGTGAAGCCTGGCTGCTGGACGCCACGATTGCCGCCAGCGTGATTCAACGTCTGCGCGACCGTAAGAACGACACCCTCATCGACTACGAACATCAATCCCTGCGCGCCGAATGGAACGGTCAACCCGTTATCGCCGCTGGCTGGTTTCATGACATGCAATGGCGCGATGGCAAAGGCCTATACGCGGTAGGCGTGGACTGGACCAAAACCGCCAAGCAACGCATCACCGATAAAGAGTACCGCTACATCAGTGCGGTGTTTTGGTACTACAGCGGCACCGGCGAGGTGCTGGATGTGGTCAGCGTGGCTTTAACCAATACCCCCGCCATCGACGGCCTGGATGATCTGGGCGAAGAAGGCATGGCGGCATTAAACAAACGTTTTTCCCTACCCGACCCCAATCCGGAGCATACCGATATGGCCACACCGCAAGAAGAGCTAGCGGCGCTGCGCGTGACGCACGCCAACACCGAAACCGCCCTGGCGTCATTAACCGCCGAACGCAACACGCTGAAAACCCAGCTGGCCGCATTGACCGCCGAGCACGACGCGGTGGTCGGCGAACTGGCTGCGTTGACCAAGCAAATCAACGATGACAAGGCCGCTGCCGAAGTGCAGAAAAAAACCGACCTGATCACCGCTGCTTTGACCGATGGTCGATTGGCGCCGGCCTTAAAGCCTTGGGCGGAAAAGCAAACCATCGCCGCCCTGACCGAGTATTTCGAAACCACCGGACCGCTGCCCATCACCCAACGCCAGGCCGGCGACGGCCATACCACCGGTACTGCCGCGCTGACTGCCGAACAAAAGGCTATCGCCGACAAGATGGGCGTGACCGAAGAGGAATACCTCGCGGCACAGAAAAAACACGCCCGCTAACTGCCGGCACCGTCATTTACATTAGGAGCAAACGATGCTGACACAAGCGCAAATCGACGCACTGAAAACCACGCTCCAGGCCAATTTCGATAAAGGCCTGGTCGCTACACCCAGCAACTGGAAAATGATTGCCCGGTTGATGAAATCCACCAGCAAAAGCTCAACGTATGCCTGGTTGACGCAATGGCCTTCATTTAGGAAGTGGGTCGGTTCGCGGCTACACAAAGCGATTGCCGAAAAAGCCTATACCGTCACCAACGATAAGTACGAGGCCACTATTGATGTGCAACGTACCGACGTGGAAGACGATGATTTCGGTCATTACGCCACAGTGGCTTATGGTCACGGCGAAGCAGCCTCTCGGCTGATGGATGAAATCATGTTCTCGGCCTTGCTGGCCGGCTGGTCTACCAACTGTTACGACGACCAGTTCTTTTTCGATACCGATCACCCGGTGTATGCCAACACTGACGGTACCGGTGCGGTTACCGCCACCTCGAATATTCAAGCCGGTGCCGGCGCGCCTTGGTATTTGTTCGCGCCCAATGCACCGGCATTGATCTTACAAGAGCGCGTGCCGGCTACGCTGGAGTCGCAAACTAATGCCAACCAGTCTACCAATGTCTTCGAAAACGACGTGTTCAGTTTTGGCGGCCGGTGGCGCGGAGCGGCGGCTTATGGTTTCTGGCAATGCTGCTACGGCAGTAAAGCCACGCTGGACGCCACCAACTTTGCCGCCCTTTACGACCGGATGCTGGCCCAAACTGGTGACGGCGGTATCAAGTTGGGCACGGTGCCTAATCTGCTGGTTTGCGGGCCAACCAATCGTGTCGCCGCTGAAAATCTGCTGACCAAACGCACGCTCGCGACCGGCGAAGACAACATCAACTACAAAAAGGTCGAGCTGCTGGTTACCCCCTGGGTAGCGTAAGCGCCGATTTGATTGCCCGCATTAGGAGACTGAAATGCCCAAAGTTTATGTCCGCGTTAATCCACGCAGCCAAATCAGCAAGCGCCACCGTTGCGCGATTGAGTTTACCCAGACCTGGAAAGAGCTGGAAGACATCGACGCCGCCACCCGCGCCGCGCTGGAAGAAGACCCCTATCTGGAAGTGAGCGAAACCCCGACCGTGTTGGTTGAGGTGGCCGCCGCCGTCCAAACCGCTGCGCCGGAAGCCAGCGGCAACTCCATACAACCCACCGAGAGCACAGCGCAGCAGGACTCGGCGGACGCCGCACAAGGAGATAGTGAGCAAGTAGGCACGGCGTCCGCTGCTGATGGGCAGGCAACGGAGATAAACGATGTTAAAGATTCTGGCCTTAACGGGGTTATTAATGACCCATCCGATTCAACCTCCGATGCGCCGGAAGCCACCAGTGGTACTGACGCAGGGAAAATTCCTGGTAGTCAACAGGAAACCCAGGCCATCCAGGATGAAGCCGGGGCCGAGTTATCCGCTGCCAAAACGAAGCAAGCCTCGGTAGCTGAAGCGCATGTTGATACCCGTCTCGAAACGATCAAAGTGGCCATTGCACAACTCGACCCCAACAACGCCGAGCACTGGTTAAGCGATGGTAAGCCGGTTATCGATGCTGTGTCTGCGTTGGCCGGTTTCAAAGTGCTGGCCGCTGAACGCGACCAAGCCTGGAACCAAGTTAAAACCCAAGCGGTAGCCGGCTAATGCCCTTCGCCACCCGCGCCGATCTACTGGCCCGCAGCAATGCCCGCCGCTTAGCGCAACTGGCGGTGCCGGCCGATAAGACCATGCCGCCGGAAGCGGCGCTGCGGGTTGCCATCGACGGTGGCGACTTGACCGGCTACACCGCTGATGAACAGGTCGCGTTGACTCTGGCATTGGATGCTATCGACACCGCGCTGAATGATGCCGAGCAGGTGTTGATCGGTGCCGGTGTGCCGGACGGCACCCAAACCAGTTTGCTGGCACGGATGGCATCGACTATCGCATTGTTTTATCTGCAAGGCGCGGAGCGCATGACAGCCGAAGTGCAAAAGGCTTACGACGGCGTGATGGACATGATCAAGATGTTCAAACGCGGCGAACTGGACTTGGTACCGGCACCGCCGCCTGGCCCGCTTGATCCGGTTATATCCGAAGACTTGGTGCAGTTTGAAAGCTCAAGCCGACGCTATGGCAGCACATCGACCGTGATCGAGGACTGGTAATGATCTCGCTGACGCCCGTGCTTGACCACCTGAGAACTAAGCCGTCGGATTTTACCCATGCCTGGTTTCGCGATTTCGGCATGGCGGCCGAATTTGCTCAGATTGACCCGAAAGCGCTGCCGGTGCCGGCCATATGGTTAATACGTGCATCCGACAAATCGGATTCCGTGGATACGGAAGGCCGCGCCGAGGATATGGATTTGGCATTCGATGCCGTGATTGCGATAGAGAACATTCGCACTCAACGCGCAGGCGAAACTGACGATGTGTTGCTGGATTATCGCCACGCTGTGCGTAAAGCGTTGCAGGGGTGGGAGGTCGCAGCCGACGTCAAGCCTATCAAATTCAAAGGCGGGCGAGTCATGGAGTACACCGCGACCGATATTTACTGGGCTGATCGATACAGATTTAACGCCCTGATTACCAACTATTTACCCGATCCAGGCCCCTACGACAGCCTGAATTACATAGGAGCACCTGCATTATGAGCATGGCATTTGATTACATTCCCGCCTCGTTGCGCTATCCGGGCGTTTACGTCGAGATCGACGGCAGCCAGGCCGGGCTGGGCGACGATATTCCGGCTGTGTTGCTGGTCGGCCAAAAACTGGCGGCGGGCACGGCAGCAGCGGGCGAAATTGTCCGCATTACCTCGGTATTCGATGCTCAGCAAAAATGCGGAGTTGGCTCTATGCTGGCACAGATGGCCGCGCGTTACCGGGCAATAGATGAAGTGTTTGACGTGTATGTTTTGCCCTATTCAGACAATCCCGCCGGCGTCGCCGCTACCGGCACGATTGTAGTGACGGCCGCCGCTACTGCCAACGGCACTCTGGCGATTTATGTAGCTGGCAAACTGATCGATGTGGGCATCACCACCGGTATGACCACGGCGCAAATTGCCACAGCCATTAACGCGGCGTTTACCGATTTGGACATACCGGTGACGGCTGCGGTTATAGGCAGCACGGTAACATTGACCGCCCGCCACAAAGGCACATGCGGCAACAACATCGACATCCGTTTGAACCTGTACGGCGAAATCAAACCGGCCGGCTTAGGGCTGACCATTACTGCCATGTCCGGTGGATCGGGCGACCCTGCACCCGGCAATTTGGCAACCATCATTGGTAGCAACCGTCGGTATCGCTACATTGCCCTGGGTATTAACGATGCTGCCACGCTGGCAGCCTGGCACACCGAAAGCCAGCGCCGGTACCAGCCGCCCGTGCAAGGCGGCTTTAGAGCCTTTACCACGTATCGTGGTGATGCAGCCGCAGTAATGGCGTTTGGCGAAACCAAAAACTACGAGCACATCTGTGATTTAGCGTTGGAGATTAACCCAACCACCACCTGGGAGAGTGCCGCTATGTTGGCAGCGGCCGCAGGCCCGCAGCTTTACAACAACCCGGTCGAATCTCTGGAAGATATCCAGTTGACCGGCATGGTCGGCGTGACGTATTTCGATGATTTCCCGACCGCCAACAGCCTGCTGTTTAAGGGAATGTCGGTGATGAAGGTAGCTAAGGATGGCTCATGCTACATCAAGAGCTTGATTACCATGCATCAATACCGGCCCGATGGCAGCGCCGACGACGCATACCTGGACATCAATACGCCGGAAGTGATGGAGCGTATCCGCGAGTCACAAATTGCCGCAGCCAAACGCAAGTTTACTGGCACGGCGGCGGCTGAGAATGACGAGGGCTATAAGCCAGGGTTGCGCATTACTACTAAAGATTCGGTCACCGCCTTGTTGTTGAGCCATTACCAAAATGTGCTGGTACGCGAATTCGGTTGGTGCCAAAAGTACGATTATTACAAGGCCAATTTGTATGTCGAACAAGACCCGCTCAACCCCAGCCGCTTTAACTTCCGCGATACGCCGGTGCCATTGTCGCCATTCAAGATACTGGCTGGCCGCGCGCAGTTTGTGAAGCGCGTTTAACGACACTTTATTGGAGATTGACACATGGCCCAATTAAACAACATCCGCACCGTGTCGGTGCCGTCTATCGGAAAGTTGCCGCTGGGGGAAAACCCCGGCACGTTTACCCCATCTGGCTTGACGCGTCAGCACAAAGCCGGCCGCCTGCCTACCGACGGCGGTTACATCACGGCCAGCAAGCCGGCCTCGCTGGAGCTAAATATCAACCTGCAAAGCGGTATCGATATGGATGCGTTGAACGCGGTGGCCGGTGAAGACGTAATCATCCGTCTGCAAGACGGCCACGTGTACATGATGAGCGAAGCGTTCGTCACGGAACCGGTAGGTTTTGGCGATGGTGAAAGCAAGATCACCATTATGAGCAATATATCTGAGCGGATTGCGTAGGGGGCGGTATGGGTAAGCGAGTCGCGAGGGGAGTTTGGGAATACGACAGCCGGGCCGACTTTGATGCGGACGGCGGGGCTGTAAGGTACGGCAATGGACTGGTGAGGATTAATAATATAGATTTTGTTTGTGCAAATGGTTTATTGCGTCCGCTAGCAGGCGAGACTGGGGCTAATAAGCGGCCTATTTTGATTGCAATAGGCCACAGCTTTATAGCGCAGGACTCTCCGACCATTGATGCGTTTTACAGCGCGACGTCCGGCAATGTGACTGCCGGTGGGTCTACTAATGCGGGCGTCACTGCGGTCAGTCATCTGTTGTATTTCAACGCGCTAACGTTATGTACATTTGATTATTTGCTGTGCGACATTCCGGCTGCTCAAATTACGCCGTTGTCTACCAGCAAGTTCACCAACGGCATATATGGCGCTAGCGGGCAAACGCTGATTAACGTCATTGATGCTGCATGCGATGTGTTATTCCGTCGCGCTATACAACTAGCGGATGGCGCGGCGGTATTTTGTGTATTCGATCCGTGGATCAACGATCTTAATGCCAGTGATGTTGCAGGACATTGGCAAGCAATTTGGCGTACGTGGCTGCGCATTCAGTCCAAAGCGATCGATTCGGGCATCACTCCAATCCTGCATTCGCCGTCTCCATCTACGTATATCAACACGCCTAACAAAAGCGCAAACTGGTACAAAGTGCGCGACCTAGTGCTATCAGAGGGCATCAAAAATACGGACATTATTGCCGTGAATACCTCAGACCTGTACCGCAATACTGCTCAAGCATCTGGATACCCGTGGCCGTTGGGCTATGCATCGGATGCAGAGGCGGTGGCGCTAACCGGTCACGCAAATGGCAAAGTATACTCACTGTTTAACCGACATGCCGATGCCGCTGGCGGGAATGGATTACATCGCAATGCAAGGGGGCAGGCGCTGTGC